TTCCAAGAGGGTGTGACAGTGCTAGGGTTGAGCAGGTGATCGTAACAAGAGCCTTGAAAGGTGCAGGAACAGAAGATGACCCCTGTAGAAAGGTCATTCAGCATTGGACTCTTGACGGAGAGCTGATTGTAACAAGGTCACAATATGAGGAGGGCAAACGTTGAATTTGGAAAAGATAGCGTACTATCTTGGTATTGCGTTGTGCCTAGCAAGTCCGCTTGCATTCGGTATATGTATGCTAATAGGGCTTGACAACACAATTCCGTTGTCGCTTATGATAACTAGCAATGCTTGCAGGATATGTTCACTGGAAGCAGAAATGACAGAAAACACAATGAGGAGGTACAAAAATGAAACTGTACAAGGTAACGACGACAGACCGGTATAATCGCAACTGGGTCTATACAGTATCCGCCGATAGCGAACGTGAGGCTTTATGGAAAGTAAAAGCGAACACTATTAGTTCGGGTGAAACTGTCTTGACAATCAAGGAGGTGGACTAAATGAGGTCACCTGACATTGAAATGGCAGTGCGGCTGTACTATGAAAAGCCCGAAATAACCAATGCGGATATCAAGGAGCTGTTCAGCACAGGTGAAACGCAGACTATCAAGATCAAGAAAGCGGTTAAGGAAGAAATGGCAAAGCGTGGTGTGAAGTCATGGCTGCCGCACTCGGTCAATACCGAGATAGCCTACGAGGTGTGGGGCATTGATATCGACAACTTCGAGAAAAGGCTTAAAAAACTCCGCACGCTTTACGGAAAGGACGTGAGAAAATGATAGCCGTACTAGAAATAATCAGATGTGCCGCAGCGGTAGCGCTTGTGGTGGTGCTTGCAATGTATGTAGCGTACAGGTGGTATGTAAGCGTAAAAGAAACTGCCTACGAGGAAGCAGAGGAGAGCATTAAGCGTGCAGTGAGAGAAGCAGGTAGACCTGTGGTCAAGGTCGAAGTTGAAATGAAAGGAAAGTGGTAATGAACATTGTAGGAATACTGCTGATAACAATAGCTGTGCTTGCAGGGATAGATGTAGTGATGTATCTTATTCGGAGCGTGGCTGATAGGCACTGGGAGAAACGTTTTGAAAACGAGGAGGACAATGATGATAACGAAAGAGGAGTTTGAAAAGGTGGTTAAGGTTTGCACCAGTACAGGATTTACTGTTAGTTGCGAAAATTGTCCGCTAAGCGAAAAAGATTTTAAGTGTGGTGTGTATTTGGCAGAGTACATAGCAAACAACACAAAAAACGAGCCTGCACCTGCGGCAACAGGCACAAGCTCGGAGGTATCAAAAGATACCAGTTCAATATTACACCTTGATGATAGCACACTGCTTGACATTTGTCAAGAGGAGCTAGAGGCAATATCAGAAATAGCCCTTAATGACTACCCAAACGAGTATCTGACGGGATATATCGTAGCTTTAAAGAAAAATATCGAGAGGCTGAGAGGCGGTGACAGCAAATGAAAGGCTCGCCGACACGTTGCGTAGACCCTGTCATGAAGTGCTGTCAGGATTGCGCTTGGGGATATCGTAAATATGGCGATGACGTGGAATGCTACGCAGATCTGCAAGGCTGCTGCTTTGACACGGTATGCACGCTTGACTTCGACAAGGGCAGACCAGAGGACGAACCAACAGAAGATGAAATAAGACAATTTGAAAAAGAAATGAGGAGATCTGAATGTCAGTAAAAATAAACTCGCTTGAATTTGAGAACGTAAAGAAGATAAAAGCCGTACAGCTTGAGCCTGCAAAGAATGGGCTTACTGTTATCGGCGGTAAGAACAGGCAGGGCAAGACCTCTGTCCTTGACGCTATCGCTTGGGCGCTTGGCGGTGACAAGTATAAGCCGTCCTCTCCTCAGCGCGAGGGATCTGTTGTCGAACCGCATTTGAAGATCACTCTCAACAATGGAATCGTAGTGGAGCGTTCGGGCAAGAACAGCTCTCTCAAAGTCACCGACAGCACAGGCAAAAAAGGCGGTCAGCAGCTTTTGAACAGCTTCGTTGAGCAGTTTGCACTTGACCTGCCTAAGTTCATAAATCAATCAAGCAAGGAAAAAGCTTCAACTCTGCTGAAAATAATAGGCGTGGGTGATACGCTCTATGAGTTGGAGCATAAGGAACATTCCCTCTATGACCAGCGTACCGCTATCGGCAGGATAGCAGACCAGAAGTCTAAGTTTGCAAAGGAAATGCCCGTGTATGCAAATGTCCCTGCCGAGCCTGTTTCGGCTTCGGAGCTTATCAGACAGCAGCAGGATATACTTGCTCGCAACGGTGAAAATCAGCGTAAACGTGACCAGAAAGAATACTACGAAAAGCAGTTGGAGATTGCTAAGTCCGCCTATGAACGTGCAAAAGCAAGCTATGAAGCGGCAGTGAACAACTTCAAGCTTGCAAGCCTTGACGCTCAAGACCTTGTGGACGAAAGCACAGCTGAGCTTGAAAAGAATATCTCGGAAATCGAGGAGCTGAACAAGAAGATAAGAGCAAACCTCGACAGGGAAAAAGCTGAGATAGATGCTGAGGACTACCGTTCACAGTATACATATCTCACTGAGCAGATAGAGGACGTAAGGCAGGCTAAAACCGACCTGCTGGGCAGTGCCGACCTGCCCCTTGAGGGCCTTTCCGTTGAGGACGGAGAGCTGCTGTATAACGGGCATAAGTGGGACAGTATAAGCGGAGCAGAACAGCTTATCGTCGCTACCTCTATCGTGAGAAAGCTCAACCCTGACTGCGGTTTTGTCCTGCTGGACAAGCTTGAACAAATGGATACCGACACCCTTGAAGACTTCGGCAAGTGGCTTGAAGCACAGGGCTTGCAGGCGATAGCCACAAGAGTTTCTACAGGTGACGAATGCAGTATCATTATCGAGGACGGCAGGTCAATGGACAATGATAAGGAAGAAAACACAGAAACGAAAACTTGGAAAGCAGGTGCATTTTAATGTATGAAATAACATCAGGAGTTGTAAGCTCCGCACAGAAAGTCGTGATATATGGTCCTGAGGGCATAGGCAAATCCACCTTTGCGGCTCAGTTCCCCGACCCTGTATTTATTGATACTGAGGGCAGCACAAAGAAGCTGAACATCAGACGTTTTCCTAAGCCGTCAAGCTGGGAAATGCTCAAAAATGAGGTAAAGGAAGCTATGAACGGCAGGCTCTGCAAGACCCTTGTCATTGATACATTTGATTGGGCTGAACAGCTTTGCATTGAAATGATCTGCTCGGCTCATCAGAAGAAAGGCATTGAAGATTTCGGCTACGGCAACGGCTATGTTTACGAGAAAGAGGAGATAGGCAAGTTTCTTAATCTCTTGCAGGAGGTAGTTGACAGCGGTATCAACGTTGTGCTTACGGCTCACGCTCAGATGAGAAAGTTTGAACAGCCTGACGAGCTGGGGGCTTATGACCGTTGGGAGTTAAAGCTCGGCAAGAAAACTTCTTCTCAGATATCGCCTCTTGTGAAAGAATGGGCAGATATGGTGCTGTTTGCAAACTACAAAACATATGCAGTAGCTGTAGATAAGGACGGCAAGAAGTTCAAGGCTCAGGGCGGCGACCGTGTTATGTACACCACACATCACCCTTGCTGGGACGCCAAAAATCGTGACGGACTTCCGCCCGAAATGCCTTTTGAGTATAGTGGTATAGCTCATCTGTTTGCGTATACACAGCCTGCTGAAATGCCTAAGCCTGTTCCTGCACCGACAGTTCAGACAGCACAGCCTACACAGACCGCACAGACTGCCACACAAAAGTCGGACGAGCCTCTTACTGATCTCAGCGGCTTTGAAGACGTTGCACCACCTATCGTTATCCCTGAGGGCATACCGAAAGCACTTGCGGACCTTATGAGAGCCAACAACGTAAGCGAATCGGATATACGTCTTGTGGTATCTCAGAGAAACTATTTCCCTTATGATACCCCTATTACAAACTATCCTGACGACTTCGTGCAGGGCTGTCTGATAGGTGCTTGGGAGCAAATGCTGCCACTTATCAGAGAAAATCAGAAAGTACCATTTTAAAAAGAGGACAACACTATGGATAATTTTATGGAATACGGCTGGGAAGATGAGATAGTCAACGAGGGTGGGGACTTTGTCCTGCTCCCTGAGGGGGACTATGACTTCACCGTTGCAAAGTACGAACGTGCAAGACACGAGGGGTCGGCGAAAGTACCGCCCTGCAATATGGCAAAGGTCACATTCACCATTTGGGGTGCAGAGGACAGCGTGGAGATAACAGAGAACTTCTTCCTTTGCAACAAGTTTGAGTGGAAACTCTCAGCACTTTTCTTGGCTCTCGGACTAAAAAAGCATGGCGAACCGCTGAAAATGAACTGGAACGCTATCACAGGCAAAAAGGGCAAGTGTCACGTCTACATTGACAACTACAAGAACAAGGACGGTGAGGACAGGCAGTCCAACAAGATTAAAAAGCTTTATGCCTATGATGAGAATGTGACTACCGTTCAGCCTGCTCAGACGCAGACACCGCAGTATAGTCAGCCTGCTCAGACAGGTGGCTGGAAAGCCGGTGCGTTCTGATGATGAATTTAAGACCATATCAAAACGAGGCTAAGCTTGCTATACTTGAACAATGGTCTGAGGGAATAAACAAAGTCCTTGCAGTTCTGCCCACAGGAACGGGAAAGACAATACTTTTCTCGGCTGTTACGGAAGAATGTGTGCGGCAGGGTAAGCGTGTGCTTATCCTTGCCCACAGGGGCGAGCTGCTCAACCAGGCGGCGGACAAGCTTATGAAGTCAACAGGGCTTGGCTGTGCCACCGAGAAAGCAGAGCAAAGCTGTTTAGGCTCTTGGTATCGTGTAGTAGTAGGCTCAGTTCAGACCCTTATGCGTGAGAAAAGGCTCAAAGGCTTTTCGGAAAATTACTTCGATACCATTATCATTGACGAGGCTCATCACGCTATCTCAGACGGCTATCAGAGAGTGCTTGACCATTTTCCTGAAGCTCAGGTACTCGGGGTAACAGCTACACCTGACAGGGGCGATATGAAGAACTTAGGCTCGGTGTTCGACAGCCTTGCATATGAATACACCCTGCCGCAGGCTATCAAAGAGGGCTATCTTTCACCTATCAAGGCTATCACCATACCGCTGAAACTTGACCTTTCAGGAGTATCAACGCAGGCAGGAGATTTCAAGGCAAGTGATATCGACACGGCACTTGACCCTTATCTTTATCAGATAGCTGATGAAATGCTCAAATACTGTAAGGAACGCAAGACAGTTGTGTTCCTGCCGCTTGTCAAGACCTCTCAGAAGTTCCGTGATATCCTTATCAGCAAAGGGTTCAACGCCGCTGAGGTCAACGGAGAAAGCACAGACAGAGCAGAGATACTTGAAGCTTTCGACAAGGGCGAATACAACGTGCTGTGCAACTCAATGCTCCTCACAGAGGGCTGGGACTGTCCGTCAGTTGACTGCGTTATTGTGCTAAGACCAACAAAAGTGCGTGGGCTTTACTGTCAAATGGTAGGCAGAGGCACAAGGCTTTGCGAGGGAAAGACAGAGCTTTTGCTGCTTGATTTCCTATGGCACACAGAACGCCACGAGCTTTGCAGACCTGCACACCTTATCTGTCAGAATGAAGAGGTCGCTGAGAAAATGACCGAAAACCTTGCCAATGAGGCAGGCTGTGCAGTGGATATCGAAGAGGCAGAAAAACAGGCAAGCGAGGACGTTGTGGCACAGCGTGAAGAGTCTTTGGCAAAGCAGCTCAAAGAAATGAAAACACGCAAGCGAAAGCTCGTTGACCCTTTGCAGTATGAAATGTCAATACAGGCTGAGGACTTGTCCTCTTATGTTCCTGCTTTTGGCTGGGAGTGTGCTCCTGCTACCGACAAGCAGAAAGCAAAGCTTGAAAAGCTGGGCATTTTCCCTGACGATATAGACAACGCAGGCAAAGCAAAGCTTATCCTTGACCGACTTGAAAAGCGCCGCAATGCAGGACTTACCACACCTAAGCAGATAAGGCTGCTTGAAAGCAAGGGTTTTGAACACGTTGGCTCTTGGAGCTTTGACAGTGCAAGCAGGATGATAGCACGTATCTCTGCCAATGGTTGGAGAGTGCCAAGAGATATCGACCCGAAAACATACACACCTGAGAACTAAGGAGAAGTGAATGGATAACACAAATTTGCTTAAAATGCTTGAATACATAGACCCTGCAAGCTGTGATTATCAAGAATGGGTCAACGTGGGAATGGCTCTCAAGCACGAGGGCTATTCCGTGAACGATTGGGACAGTTGGTCGAGGTCAGACAGCCGTTATCACAGCGGTGAGTGTGAACACAAGTGGCAAGGCTTTAACGGCAATGCTCAGCCCGTGACCGCAGGAACTATCGTGCAAATGGCAAAGGAAAGAGGATACAGCCCCCATGAGTTTAAGGCATACGATTGGGACGGCGAGATAATTGCAGAAGAAAGCAGTCCCCTTGTAAACGGCGGTGAGGGCATACCGATCACCGAGCCTGCCCAATGGGATCCTGTCAAGGAGATAGTCACCTATCTTGAAACACTCTTTGAGGCAGGAGAGAACGTGGGCTATGTTACGCAAACGTGGGAAACAGAAAAGGACGGCAAGACCAAGTATCTGCCCACAAAAGGGTGCTGTGACAGGACGGCAGGGGAACTTATCAAGAGGCTTGGCGAATGTAACGGCGACATTGGTGCTGTGTTTGGCGACTACAAGGAAGAAGCCGGAGCGTGGATCCGCTTCAACCCTCTTGACGGCAAGGGCGTAAAGAACGAGAACGTCACCGATTACCGCTATGCCCTTGTGGAGAGCGACAGTATGCCTATAGAACAGCAGAACGCCGTCATAAGAGAGCTTGAACTTCCTATCGCTGTGCTTGTATACAGCGGTGGCAAGAGCGTTCACGCTATCGTCAAGATAGACGCTCCCAACTATGATGAATACCGCAGGCGTGTTGATTTTCTTTACAAGGTCTGCAAGGAAAGCGGTCTTGACATAGATAAACAAAACCGCAATCCCTCACGTCTTAGCCGTATGCCGGGCGTGATGAGAAACGGCAAGAAACAGTTCATCATTGACAAGAACATAGGCAAAGAAAGCTTTTCGGAATGGAAAGATTACATAGAAAGTATCAATGATGATCTCCCCGACCCTGAGAGCCTGAGTGCTGAGTGGGATAACCTGCCTGAGCTTGCACCACCACTTATTGACGGTGTTCTCAGACAGGGTCACAAAATGCTCATTGCAGGTCCGTCAAAGGCAGGCAAGTCTTATGCGCTTATCGAGATGTGCGTGGCGATAGCTGAGGGGGTCAAGTGGTTTGGCTGGCAATGCACCAAAGGAAAGATACTATACGTCAACCTAGAGCTTGACAGAGCATCTTGTCTGCACCGTTTCAAGGACGTGTACACCGCAATGCACTTAGAGCCTGATAACCTCAACAGCATAGACATATGGAACCTGCGAGGTCACAGCGTGCCAATGGACAAGCTTGCACCAAAGCTTATACGCCGAGCAAGCAAGAAGAATTACATTGCCGTGATAATAGACCCTATCTACAAGGTCATAACAGGCGACGAGAACTCAGCAGACCAAATGGCACACTTTTGCAACCAGTTTGACAAGGTATGCACAGAGCTTGGCTGTGCGGTCATATACTGCCACCACCACTCAAAGGGAGCACAGGGCGGTAAGCGTTCAATGGACAGAGCCAGCGGTTCAGGAGTATTCGCCCGTGACCCTGACGCACTTCTTGACCTTTCAGAACTTGACATTTCAGACAGCCTTTACAAGCAGCAGGAGGACGAAACTGTTTGCCGTATCTGTGAGAACTGGGTGAGGAGATTTTACAGAAATACTGATGACCTTTGTTCACAGGACGATCTTGTTACGCCGTCAAAAATGCTTGAGATAACACACAAGTACCTGCACCCGAACTCATACAAGCTTATGATGGCCGACATAGACAAGGCTAAGCTTGCAGTAAGAAACCGTACAGCATGGCGTATAGAGGGTACTCTGAGAGAGTTCCCGAAGTTTGCTCCCCTCGATATGTGGTTTGATTATCCTGTTCACAGAGAGGATACTGTGGGCGTGCTTAAAGACTGCGAGGTAGAGGACATCTCACCGAATTGGAAGAAGAATTTCAGCAAGAAGAAGACCAATGAAGACCGCAGCAAGGAACGCAAGGAGAGCATTGAAACAGCTTTCAGCGGTGTGCAGGAGAACGGCAAGTGCCGCATTTCTGAGCTGGCGGAGTACATAGGAAAGAGCGAAAAGACAGTGCGTTCATACCTCAAAGAGCATGGTGGTTTCTGGATAGATGGCGGCGAATGCGGCTTAAAGAAGTGAGGGAAAGAAAGGAAAAAGTCGAGAAAATTTACTTTGAAACGGAAAGGAAAAAATCGAGTAAGTGTAAGGAAAATATCGGTGTTTTCCCTTAGGAAGAAAATATCGACAAAATACCGACTTTTTCCCGAGGGAAGAAAAAGTATATTATTACATAATATATATTTTCGGGCATAAGCCGCCCGAAAATCTATTCTGAAATAATAAGGCGGCTAGCACACCGACCGCACGAGAGGAGCAGATAACAATGACTGAATTTTTTATGGCAATGATACCGCCGACAGCTACAGCACAGGAACACAAGGTGGCAGTGAGAAACGGCAAGCCGATATTTTATGACCCACCCGATGTCAAGGCGGCAAAAGAAAAGCTCACGGCAAACCTTGCAAGGCACAGACCGCCTGAAAAATACATCTGTGGGATAAGGTTGGTAACAAAGTGGCTGTTTCCAAATGACGGCAAACACAAAGACGGAGAGTACAAGATCAGCAAGCCTGACACGGATAACTTGCAGAAGATGTTCAAGGACTGCATGACAAAGCTTGACTTCTGGACAGACGACCAGCTTGTGGCAAGTGAGATATGCGAAAAGTTCTGGGCGGACATACCCGGCATTTATGTGAGGATAGAGGAGCTATGACGATACACGAGGTAAAGAAAAGTCTCGGACGCAGGGTGAGCTACAACGGCTCCGACTGCTACGAGCTGACAGGGTGCATTATCCGCAAGAGCAGTAAGACAGGTCAGTTCTTCTATCAGGCAGAGATCGCTGACAAGACTTGTGGCAACACGTTGGTGTATTGTAGGCTGGAAGAGTTGAGGTGTGAGGAGGGGTAAAATGGCAAAGGACAAAACACCCGAAGAACTGTTAAAGCAGTATTCGGCAGAAATTTTAAAGTCAATAGAGCGGTACAAGTCCATTATCGAGCATGGCTGTAGTGATCCATCATGGCCTGACGGCTGTAATGCCAATTTGTGCAGAAACCATGTTCTGGCATACAAGCGATACATTCTGGATATCTGCACGGCTAACGATTTGAAAATTCCACAGGAATATTACCTGCCAACGCCGCCTGAACAAGATAATAGCTTTATGGCTGACAAGACTAGCGAAAGGTACAAAAGGTTGAACAGCTATCCTGATTATAACGGCAGGCTGACAACGAGGAAAGTTGACTATGATGATAGTCAGATGAGTTTATAGGAGGGATAAAAGTGAAAAGCTATGAGGAGCGTACCAAAGACAATGAACAGAAGATAGCAGCTTTCCAAACTAAGCAGAAAATGCCGTATGAGTTCAAGGTCAAATACGCTGAGGTCAGAGTAAGGGAGTTCATTCGTGAATGTGACAAAAGAAATCTGAATACGCACATATCGGTAGGCGGACTTGACAGCATAACGCTTTTGAAATTTATACATGATTACTGTGGTTTCAGTTATGTTCCAGGTGTATCGGTATCTAGTCTTGAAGACAAATCTATTCAGCAGATACACGAGCAACTTGGAGTGATAAAGTTAAGCCCATACAAGTCAAAAATAGATATCATACGGGAATATGGTTTTCCTGTACTATCAAAAGAAACAGCCGCAAAAATAGAACTGCTTGCACACCCTACGGACAAGAACAAGACAGTTCGTCACGCTATCATAACGGGTGAAACGGGAGAGTATGGCGGTTTTCGCAAGCATACAAGAATGCAGCTTTCTCAGCGCTGGCTTGAACTGTTTGGCGGTTACGAAAATGAAAACGAGGGTGTTGACTACAAGATACCGCCGTTTAAGGTATCATCACAATGCTGTTTCTGGATGAAAGAAAAGCCGTGTGATGATTGGGCAAAGCAACACAAGAGCGTGCCGTTCTTAGGACTTATGGCAAGTGAGGGTGGCAGACGTGAAAAATCGCTAATGCTTAACGGCTGCAATTACTTTGGCAAAAGCACGATACGTTCAGCACCATTTGCCATATTTACAAGGCAGGACTTGCTACAACTTGCACTTGACCTGAATGTGCCTGTGCCTACAATCTATGGCGAGATAAAACGTGACTTTGACGGAAAGCTTTGCACAACAAAAGCTCAGCGTACAGGCTGTTCAATGTGCGGTTTCGGCATACATATGGAACAGCGTCCTCACCGATTTGACAGGCTTCGTGAAAGAAATGAAAAAGAGTGGGATTTCTGGATGAACAAGTGTTGTGAAGATGCTGACGGCACAAAGTACGGCTGGGGAAGAGTTCTTGACTATATCGGCGTTGAATGGCGTGACAGAGTATTTGATATGAAAAATAACCAGCTTAGTTTGTTGGATGTCGAGGAGGGATAGCCTATGGAAAGAAACGACCCAATGACCATGTCACGCCTGAAAGCCTACCGCAGGAACGCCTCAGCCATTGAGGACATCAAGGCGGAGCTTTCAGGCAAGTACGTTGCCGACAGTATCAGCGTATGCACTCCGCCGTCCTACACACCACACAGCACACGCATAGACGGCTTTCTGCCAAGTGGCGATACACTTTCATTGCTGTGCGAGCAGGCACGGCTAGAGCGTGAGCAGAGGGCTGTGGAGGAATTTATCAAGGGGATAGAGGATAGACAAATGAGGAAGATATTTGTACTCAGGTTTGTAAAGGGATTGACTTGGATACAGATAGGACACAAGGTCGGAGGTACGGCGGACGGCTGTAGAATGGCAGTCAAAAGATATTTGAAAAAATAATCAAGTGTGTTCGTTTTGTTCGTTTTGGGTGTGATATAATTATACTGAGGAAAGTGTAGATGTACCTCAGACTTGTACTTTCATTGAAGTCACCTCCAATTTTCTAAGCCCCGTAAGGGGCTATGCAGAACGTGAGTGCATGAGCTTGCGGTCTGTTCCAACAGGTTAGTGCTTAATCCTACTTTTTGAAAAGCACCTTTCCATTAACATTGCCAACACTGACGAGTGTTCGGGCAGGATTGCAAAGCTGTATTGCAACAGGTACAGCTTTGAATTTGCAGGGAAAGCGAGCCACCGCTCAGACCTGCTCCACCATTTACAAAACTCCTTATAATATTTTCACAAGGGCGGCTGCTTTTTGCGGTCGCTTTTGCGTTGTGTCGTAAAAAGTTCATAAATGTCGAATTTTTGATATACTGCATAAAAAATACAAATGTGTTTTATGCAGTAAATAGAAATTCGGTGCATTTCGTTGATTTTCGCTCTGATTAGTGATATTATTTAAGAAATATTATTATGAGGAGAATTTCAGTTTATGAATAATAACGCTACATCTTTAACAATTGATAATGATACAAAGACTCTTGATAACATTAGAAGTATGTTCTTTAAATTAAATGCTAAACCCGATAGTATAACAAGAACATTTTCAAAGCAAATTAGAGTAAATATTGATTCTCTTGAAGATTTAAATTTAAGAGTAAGAGAAAAATTGAGAATGCACTGCGAAGAAAAGGCAAGTGCAATGACTTATGTTACGATAAATTGCAGCAATCATAAATCATATGATTATGCTACTTGGGAGAAATTTAAAAGGGCTTCATTTTCAAGCGCCGATTATATAGAAAGCATAACAATTAAATGGGACTTTTTGGTTACGATGCCACAGTATGAATATCCACAACCGCATTGTTTGGTTGTAAAGATTTCTTCAGGTTTGAAGATGACCGATTTTTTTAGTTTAGCTTTTTCTGGTAAGCTTGAAGATGTTAATGACATTAATATTTTAGATAATACGGTTGTTGCTAGAGTTGACTTTATTAATACTTTGCTTGGTGAGGAAGTATTAAACGTTGTTTCCGATTGGGTAGAAGCTTGTAATAGGAATAATAGCGATTGTAATAAATTTCTGCTTTTTTTAAGGAAGTATCGAAAGGCAACAGCAATACTAATTGAAAATGTTATGAATATTGTTGGATCCCTTGCATTATTTTTTTTGTTATATTATTATGTCAAAAGTAATAGCAGCAATAATATATTATCAAAAAGCAATGTTTCCAAATTAATAATTGGGGTAGGAATACTATATGCATTGATATACATCATAAAAAGAGTGTCACGAATAGTTGCAAGAAAGACATTTGAAGAATTGACAGATTATGGCGAGGGTCTTGTGTTTGAAATAACCAAAGGTGATAAACAACAGATTGAAGATAAAGAGAATTCAAATTCTAAGGCTGCGATACAGATTTTCATCAAACTTTGTTTTTCTTTTATTTTTGATTTAATATGTACAATAATAATATCGTATATATACTGATAGGAGGCGGTTTGATGTTAAACATATTGTCATTACTTAAGTCTTTCTTAAATGTGTATGAAGATGATATGGTAAAAGACTTTAAACGTAACTATAATACAAGATATTGTTAAATTGAAAAAAATAACGCTTCACAAGGGGCGTTATTTTTTATGTGTTGAAAACAAATTTAATAAATTTGTTTGTTTTGATAAAAGGGAAAGGACGGTGCCCTCATGACAGCACGGCAAAAGAAATTTGCAGAATACTATGCTCAGAGCGGCAACACCGTTCAGAGTGCTATAAAGGCAGGATACAGCGAGAAGTATGCGAAAGCTGACGCCTGCAAAATCCTAGATAATCCTAGTGTTGCGGAATATATCCGTGTGCTGTCCGAGAAAGCTCAGGACGAGCGTATAATGACCGCAAAGGAGAGGCAGGCACTCTTGTCTGATATCGCTAAGGACGGCAAGAATGACCCTGCTGACCGTATCAGAGCCGTCGATACCCTCAATAAAATGACAGGCGAGTATGTGGCTAAGATACAGGCGGAGGTCAAGACCTCTGAAAAGCTTTCAGACGTTTTCGCTCAGATAGGCGGTGAGGGACTTGACGAGTAAGTTTCCCCTGTCGCAGAAGTATATGGACTTCATCAACAGCGTTCGGGGCGTGTCTGCGGATTTTCTTGAGGGGACTACCGCAAGCGGCAAAACAACTGTGGGCGCAGGAATAAAATTCATGCGTATGGTGTCGGCAAGCAGGAAAAAGCTTCACGTCATTGCCGCTAAGACTACGGGAAAGGCTGAGGAAACTATCATTCAGCAGGATAACGGCATTCTTGACCTGCACACCAATGCTCGGTACTTCGGCAACGGTGATAAGGACTACAAACTGCCGCATATCAAGTTTGAGGGCAAGATAATCTATGTTCTGGGATATGACAACAAGGATAAGTGGGAAATGGTGCTGGGCGCTCAGTTCGGCTGCGTGTATATCGACGAGATAAATACCGCTGATATCGAGTTTGTCCGTGAGATGTCCACCCGAAACGATTACCTTATGGCGACCCTCAACCCTGACGACCCCTCTCTGCCTGTGTATAAAGAGTTTGTCAACCGCTCACGTCCGTATCAGAAATACGCCTGTGACGTGCCTGCGGAGATAATGAAAGAGCTTACAGAAGAACCTGTACCCAATTGGCGGTACTGGTTCTTTACTTTTCGTGATAATCTTTCACTTACTGATGAGGATATCAAACGAAAAATGGCTGCCGCTCCGAAAGGCACAAAGCTGTATAAGAACAAGATACTCGGTCTGAGAGGACGTGCAACAGGGCTTGTGTTTGACCTGCAAAAGCGAAATATCTTGACAGCAGAGCAGGCGAAAGCTTTCAATTATGTGTACTTCTCAGCCGGGCTTGACACCGCTTATTCGCAATCCTCACCTGATACCATAGCGTTCACCTTTGTGGGCATAACGGCTGACAGAAAGTGCGTCACTCTTGACGAGGAAGTGTATAACAATCGTGACAGACAAGTGCCGCTCACACCCTCCGACATACCGAAAATATTCACGGCGTTCTTGGAGAAAAACCGCAGGACGTGGGGCTTTGCACGAGATGTGTATATCGACAGTGCAGATCAGGCGACCATACTTGAATGTCAGAAGTTCGGACGGCTCACAGGCAGCATATATAATTTTATCCCGGCATTCAAGAAAACGAAAATAATTGACCGAATACACTTGCAGTCAGCTTGGCTGGCGGCAGGTGATTTTTATATCCTTGAGCATTGCAAGGAGTACGCAGGCGAGCTTAACATATACAGTTGGAAAGAGGATAAGGCTGAGCCGGAGGACGGCAACGACCACCTTATCAATTCCTGTCAGTATGCCTGGCTGCCGTATCGTGACAAGATAGGAAGTGTGAAGATTGACTAAATTCAGCATAGGAAGCAAGGTGAAAAATATGATAAGAAACTGGCTTGATATCCAGCCTGCACCCGAATACAGTATAACTATCACAGAGAAAACAGGTTTTATGACAGATGTGATAAGGTCACAGCTTTGGTATCGTGGTGACGCCGCAGAGCTTTCACAGTTCTTTCGTCAGCTTAACTTAGGCACAAATTCATTCTGGAGCAGCGTCCCTGAGAAAGAAAAGATACGCAAGATACATAGCGGTCTGCCTGCAATAATCGCCGATACGCTTTCATACATTGTCTATTCTGATATGGACGATATCAAGGTCACAGGGGACAAAGCAAAGGCTGACTTTGATAATATTTCCGAGCATATAGACTTCACAGAGCTGACAGGCAAGGCAATAGTTACCGCACTTGTTGACGGCGACGGAGCTTTCAAAATATCGGTGGATACTGAGCTTTCTGATACGCCAATAGTCGAGTTTATCGGTGCTGACAAGTTAGAGTATAACTTTGTACGAGGTCTGCTGAACGAGGTCATTTTTCATTCTGTGCATTATGCAGGCTCAAAGAGATTTCACCTTGAAGAGCATTACGGCAAGGGATACATAGAAAGCCGTCTGTATGACGATAACGGTCACGAGGTCGGCTTGGACAACGTGCCTTGTCTTGCACAGATACCGCCCCGAACTGAGTTTGAGGGCGAGTATATAATGGCTGTGCCACTGAAATTCTTTTCATCACGAAAGTATCCGAACATGGGCAAGAGCATTTTTGACGGCGGTAAGTCTGATTGCTTTGACGCTTTAGACGAGGTGATCTCACAATGGTGGGACGCTATCAGAGCAGGCAGGGTAAAGCAGTATATCCCCGAAAGCATGATACCTAGAGATCCTGCAAGCGGTAAGCTTAAAGCACCTAACCAGTTCGGCAACAGTTACATAAGCATTGACCCGCCGCTTTCGGCAGAAGGAGCAGCGCCTAAGATAGAAGTAGTTCAGCCTGATATCAAGTATGAGGCGTTTGTGGCAAGCTATACGAATTGCCTGCTTATGTGTCTGCAAGGGCTTGTATCTCCTGCCACGCTTGGCATAGATGTTGGAAAGATGTCAAGTGCAGACGCTCAGCGGGAGAAGAAAGACGTCACAGGCAACACCCGAAACACTATCACAACGGCTCTTGAAAAGGCTCTGCCGCAGCTTGTTTCTGCTGTGCTTATGACATATGACAATATGCAGGGCAAAGCCCCTGAGACTTATGAGGTGACAGTTGACTTTGGCGAGTACGGTGCGCCTGACTTTGACAGCAGAGTTGAAACTGTGGGCAAGGCAAGCACGTATGGTATTATGTCAGTTGAAACGCAGGTGGAGGAGCTGTGGGGCAGTTCTAAAGAGGACGATTGGAAAGCCGCAGAGGTCAAGCGGATAATGCAGGAAAAGGGGCTTACTGAGGGTGAGCCTACTGCGGTAGGTGACGAGTACGGTCCTCGCCCGGACGGGGCATTATAGTTTCCGTACATTTGAATTTGTTTAACCCTTGTTGCTATCAACTGCTTGGAGGTGGTCAGTATTCTCAGCTTCAAAGACATCGCAAAGATATTTGAGGAGATAGAGCTAAGGCTCATATCTTCGCTGAAACGCAATCTCAAAATGCACAAGGCGGAGGAACAGCGTTACGGCTTTGAATGGTCTGCTTGGCAGGCTGAGAAACTGAAAAATATGGAGAACTTCCGCCGTGAAAACCTCGACATTATGAACGAGTACGTTGACGTTATCGACGATCAGACAAGACAGCTTATGACGGAGCAGTTTCAAGAGGGTCAGCAGCAGGCACAAAGGAGCGCCCAGGAGCTTTCTGACGAGCCTATAACACCTATCCCAGACAAGCATTTCTTTGGCGTGAACGAAAAGAAAATGGCAAAGCTTATGGAAGACGTCACCACCCTTGAAAAGACCGCTGAAACAGCCGCTCTGCGAATGACAGACGATATTTACAGGCAGACTTTGAACAGGGTACAGCTTGCAATGGGAACAGGCTCTATGACGCTTAACGAGGCTATCGACCTTGCCACAAAGGACTTTCTTGACAAGGGCATAAACTGTATCGTATACGCTGACGGCAAGCGAGTGAACATTGCCGACTATGTGCGAATGGCTCTGCGGACAACTTCCACAAGGGCAGCGTTGCAGGGTGCGGCGAAACGCTTTGCAGAGCTTGGCTATGATACTGTGCTTGTGTCGCAGTATGGCGGCTGTTCAAAGACCTGTGAGCCTTGGCAAGGTCAAGTATACATTGATGATGTGTTCACAGTATGGGAGGGGGAAAAGGACGAGTTTCAAGGCAAGTCAAATTACTGCGGTGAGTGGTTTTGGCTGCTGTCATACGCCGTAAAGAACGGGCTATTTCACCCGAATTGCCGTCACACAATGACGCAGTATATACACGGCAGAACGCAGATACCTGAGCCGATACCGGCGGAGAAGATAAAAGAGCAGCGAGAGCTTGAGCAGAAACAGCGAGCAATGGAGCGGAAGATACGCAAGCTAAAACGCTTTGCGGCAGGCACTTGCGACCCCGATACAGCAAAAGCCTACCGCAAGAAAGTAAGGCAGGCACAGCAGGAATTGAAAGCCTTTATAAACGCTAACAGCGAAGTTCTGCGGAGGGATTATTCTAGGGAGAAAGTGTATGGCGGCTTGACAGAAAAGGAAAAAGATGATAAAATTGAATTAACAACATCTAACGGAATTGGTGTAACGAAATTTTCAAAACATATGGAAGAGCGAGCTTCCGAAAGAAAGGTTTCTGTAAATGATATAAAAGATGCACTTATAAACCCGCTGTATATTGATGAAATTAAAATTGATAGTTTGGGCAGACCAAGCCAACGATTTATTGGTGAGAAAGCAACTGTTAATGTAAATCCCCAAACTGGAACTATCGCAACTATATGGAAAACAGGCAAGAACAAAATCAACAAGTACAAAAGGAAGTGATTATAATGTCAGAAAAACAAAAAGAGTTTCTTGTTTCTATTGGTATTGACCCAAATGATGAACTTGATGTCATAGAAGATAAAGTTGGTGATTACCTGACTTTGAACTGTTTGGATGAAAATTATAATCCAAATGAAGAAGGCTTGATGTGCGAAAGTATTTTGGATTATATCGGTCAGTTATAAATCTAACCGCTCCGCTACGGCGAGGCGGTATTTTTATACCCAAAATCAGAAAGGACGGATAAATATGAATTTCGGACAGGCGATTGAAGAAGCAAAGAGAGGTAAGAAAATAGCAAGAAAAGGCTGGAACGGCAAAGGACAGTATGTTGAGCTTGCCACTAATGTTAGTTATAAATCACCTAATGGTACTGTGACAAATGTAGACCATAAGGATATGGGCAATAAAGCATTAGCGTTTGTGGGAACTTCTGGCGTACAACTTGGCTGGCTTGCAAGTCAAGCAGATATGTTGTCGGAAGATTGGCAGACAATAGGCTAATCAAACATCGGAACTAAGCACCTTAAAGGGTGCTTTTTTCATACACAAATTTAAGAAAGCGAGGTCAGAAAATGGACGAGAAAAAGAAACTCCCTGATGAGGAGGAGAAGAAAACTCCCGATACTCACGAGGAGAAAAAGGACGAGCCAAAGGCTGAGGAAAAGCCTGCGGACAAGGCAGATGAGAACTCTGCCGACAAGGAACAGCCTGCGGTGGACGATAGTCAGGCTGACGAGAACGGTGAGGGTGCTGATGAGCCTGCAGAAGATAAGCAGGAACAGCCAAGCGAGGATAAGTCCGACAAGCAGGACAGTGCAGAGAACGCACCTGATGAAAAGGACCAGGAGATACTCAGGCTCAAAACTCAGATAGCCGCTATGCAGCTTGGTATCAAGCCCGACTGTATCGAGGACGCCGTTGCGGTGGCTGAAAGCTATGTGAGAAACGGCAGTCAGCAGGATATCAACGCCGCCCTTTCTGCGGTTGTGAAGAAGTATCCAGATATGAAAGGCGAGGGCGATAAAAAGTCCGACGGCAAAAAGCAGGGAGGTTTCAAGGTCGGTGCAGGATCTTCGGATACTGATGAAAAGAAGCCTCAGAGCAAACCAACAGCGGAAAAACGCTGGAACAAATTCAAGTAAAAACAGGAGGAATAAATCATGCCAAATCTTAATTACGCAGAAGTATGGAACCCCGAACTCTTGGAGATAAGGATTCAGGAAACACTGTCAAGCCCGTTCATCACACAGAATGTAAGGTGGCTTGACGCAAAGACTTTCCACTTCACACAGATGTCAACATCAGGCTACAAGAGCCACAACAGAAACGGCGGCTGGAACACAGGTAAGTATGTTCAGACGGACGTGCCTTTCACACTCACACACGATCGTGACGTTGAGTTTCTTGTGGATAAGGCTGACGTTGACGAAACGAACTCATCAGCGTCTATCAAGAATATCTCAGAGGTATTCGAGAAAACACAGTCTGCTCCAGAAACGGACGCTCTGTTCTTCTCAAAGACAGCTCAGAGAGCGGCAGAGCTTGAGGGCTATCACTCATCAACTGCCGTTTCATCATACACAAAGGCGAATGTGTTCGATAAGCTCAAAGGCTTTCTTTCATCAGGCAAGCTGAGAAGATACAAGTCTAACGGCTCGCTCATTATGTATGTGACTTCCACAATTATGGACCTGCTAGAGCAGTCTGACAAGTTCACGAGAAAAATCGAAATGACGCAGATCGCAGAGGGAGGACTTGGTCTTAGAACAAGAGTGACCGACATTGACGGAGTGCCTATCATGGAGGTCATTGATGATGAGCGTTTCTATGACCGCTTCAACTTTGACCCTGAGGACGGCGGTTTTGAGCCTTGCGCTGCAAGCTATGTAAAGACCGCTGATACCGATATCGTGAGCGACAAGGAGTATTACACCGAATCAAGCGGTTCTTACACTAAGGTATCAGGCACACCTAGCAAGTCTGCACTTGATACATATTATGAAAAGGTCGCAGGCTCACACAAGATAAACGTGCTTATCGCAACACCTGAGACCACAAAGATAGTACCTAAGATCAACAGCATTTACAGCTTTGCTCCGGGCGGACACACAGAGGGTGACGGCTGGCTCTATCAGAACAGAGCGTTCTCAGATGTTTTCACTTTCCCAAACGGCAAGGACGGAAAGATAGACAGCATTTACGCTGACGTTGACACAGCAGAGTACAGCGAGTAAGGGGTGAGGGATATGTACCTCACCTCTACTGAGTTTTGCAATATCTGTCCTGAGTGTGATATCTCCGAAGAACAGTTCTCGGCTATACTGCAAAGGGCTGAAAGCGATATCGACACGCTGACTTTCAACCGCATAACAGCAGAGGGCATTGACAGCTTTACAGACTTTCAGAGAGAGCGTATAAAGCGTTCCACAGCCTTGCAGATGAAATTCATCTATGACAATTCGGAGCTGTTAGAAAGCCCTCTGAGCGCTTACAGCATAAGCGGAGTTTCAATGTCATTCGATAAGTCAAAGGTGGTATCTCTTGACGGCGTTATCACAACACGTCAGGTCTACAATGTGCTTATGCAGACAGGACTATGTTACAGGGGGCTGATGTGATGAAGTTTCCTCAGCTTGTACCTGAAAGGGTATGCAAAACGCCCTGCAAGGTCTATCGAACGGACGGACTTAATCGTGACGGCTCAAAGAAGCAGACGGTCATATTTGAGGGCAAATGCTTTCATTCTGAGAAGTCAAGGCAGAAATTATCCGCAGAGAAACAGCTTATAACCTTGTCAGGCGAGGCTCTTTTCTGCGGAGATATAGCCCCCGATAACGCTGTTATAGAGGGCTATGCAGTCATAGGCGACAGGACGTACAAGATATATGGCTCTGAGAAAGCCAAAGACCCTGACGGCAGGGTGAATTACACAAGATTGGAGCTGATATAATGGGCATTGAAATAAAACTTGATGTGCAGGCAATAAAAGCTATCGAAGACGCCGCTGTGAAGTCCGCTGAGGTGGCTATGGAGCAGGTGAAATCAGATGTTATCAACACAGTTCCACTAGATCAAGGTGGATTACAAAACAGCATATATGTTGATGTGAGAGAACAAGAGGACGGCATACACGTCTTTCTTGACCACGATTGCCTATATGCAAGATATCTGTATTACGGAAACAAAATGGTTGACGCTGATACAGGAAAAGGTCCTGCTTTTATAGAAAATGTTGGATATAGGTTTAGACAGGGTGCAAAGCTTAAAGTCAAGCAACCTATTGAAAAGCTTAAATTCAAAAACGGCAGGACAGACCATTGGCTTGAACCATATATCACAGGCAGTAAAAAGGACCTTGCCAAGAATGAGTTTGTGGCAGAGTTCAAAAAGAGGACAGGCGTATGAATTTACTTAACATAGCGGATATGCTGAGCGATATCCTCACATTCGAGGACGTGTACGCAGGTACTATTGACGGCAACCTTGACAAGTGCATAGGTGTGTACAACGCAAAGACCTCAAAGCCGCAGCGTATCTGCATAGGCGGAAAAGCCTGCACCAAAACACTTGAAAAACATATCTCGGTGCTTATCCACTGGACTGATAACCCCACGCAGGCAGAGATAAAGGCTCAAAGCGTTCTTGATATCCTATCCGATATCCGTCAGTATAAGGGTGACGGCTTTACGGTAAAGTATCTCGAATGCAAAGAGCCTGTTTCTGTTGGCAGGGACGAGCGAGGCGTGTGTGAATATGTTATCGAGGCAACAGTATATTATGAAAGGAATGAATGAGTATGGCAAACACAACAGGAGTTTATCCCGTATATGAAAACCAGTTCAAGATAGACAAGACAGGCGGCGACGGCTCGACAGAGAGCAATCTTGTGACTATTGCCGATATGGAGAGCTTTTCAGTATCCATTGACGGCAATATCGAGGAGTGGAATCCTTTTGATCAGCAGGGCTGGACAAGACGTCTGCTCACTGGTAAGTCTATCACTATCAGTATCTCAGGCAAGAGAAACGTCGGTGACGCAGGCAATGACTACATCGAGAGCCTTGCACTCAAAACAGGTGCTGCGGCGACCACAACCCTTGTGTGGAACTTTCCAAGCGGAGCAAAGCTTGTTATCAAGGGCGTTGTCAGCGTAACAGAATGGGGCGGCGGAGATTCAACAGCAGTCGCACCGCTTGCGTTCGACTTTGCTTCCGACGGCAAGCCTGAATTTACTGAGGCAGGATAAAACATGATTTGACAAAATAAAGCACCCGTGATATAATATCTTCGGGTGCTGCATATAACGGTAGGCGGTTCAGTTCTTTCCCTCAGAAATGGGGGTGAGCGGCATGAGTATTCTTGAAATACTTACGTTGATAAACGTTTTAATTAACATAATCAACCTTGCAGGCAATAATAAGAATAAAAAATAACCGCCCTCCTACCAAGATGTGACGGTTATTTTTGTAACATATCATCGAGGGAGAACCGCAAGCCGTAAGGCTGTATGCAGTACCCTTCTTTGTTTATATTATATCACAACAAAATATCAAAGTCAAGCACTTCGAGAGATCGGGGTGCTTTTGTTATGCACAAAAGCAGAAAGGACAATAACTATGGCAAAGATGTATACACTCGACAGCAAGCTTCTTACAGGTACACCTGAGATAAGAGTAGGCGACAAGGTCTACCCTGTGGACGACAGGCAGAAAACTGTCAAGAAGATACTTGACATCTGCGACAAGAACGCTGAAAAGAAAGACCTTGATATGATAGACGAGGTTTTCAAGCTTGCGTTCGCACCAAAGGACTACAAGGAGATAGAGGCAATGAATATGCCTTGGGCGGCATATCAGCAGCTTTTCACTCTTGTTATCTCAGCGGTAACAGGCGAGGACGCAGAAAAGACAGAGGCTCGATTTCCGCAGGAAAACGCAGAGTAAGTTTGAAGAAAGCTGGTACGATCTTGACTATGACCGAGAGCTTATCATACAATCCATTGCAAAGCAGTACAATATCCTGCCCTCAGAGCAGGAAAATCTGCATTACAGCGATTGGTACAGGCTCGTTGCAGGGCTTATGCACGATACACCACTGGGTCAGATCGTTCGTATCAGGAGCGAGGACAACAAGGATATCATAAAGAATTTCGACAGGTATGAAAAGCAGATACGCTCGGAATGGACGGCGTTTAGAAACCAGAAAGCAAAGGAAACGTTCACAGAGCAGGACAAGCTTGAAACTGCGAGATACTTTGAAAGGCTGTTCAAGGGAATGTTCGGAAAGGCAGGTGATAAGTAATGGCAGACGGAGCAAGTGTTGGTGTTATATCTCTTGACCTTGTGATAAAAAACAAGGTGCAGGAGCAGCTTGACAAGATATCTGCAAGCATACAGAACGGCTTTTCAAAGCCAGTAGAGCAGGCAGAGAAAGCTGTTGAGAACGCTATGGATAAGACCACTAAAGCCATAGACGAGGGCTTTGGCAGTGCGTCGGAGATCGCTCAGAAGAGTATGCAGGAGGCTACTGCAAAGGTGGTGTCTGAAATTGATAAAGCCAATGAGCATATAAAAAACACCACCGATCAAATCGAAAACATCAAGCCTAAAGTTGTGCAGATACATTACAATCCTGAGTATGACCCTGATAAGATAGAGGCTGAGGTTGATGATATCGCTCAGCAAATTACGGCAAAAGCTGACGAGGCGGCTAAAACAGCGACAGAGAGCTTTGGTGATTTTGAAATACCTGAAAGTGAATTTGAAAGGCTTAATCTCCAACTCGAAAATGCAACAGAAAAAATGAGCCTGTTGCAGGCTAAGTATAAAGAGCTTAACGGTCAGCTTGCCGATACAGATGATAGCGGAATTGATAAACTCATTGGAAAGCTGAATAGCGTTGAGGCTCAGATGATACGTCAACAGGCTGTTATCGACAAGACAAAAGCCAAGATAGGAGATCTAAGCAATGCACAAGCATTGGATACCGAAGCAATAGCAGCCACCGCTGTTGCAGAAGCAGAACAAGCAGCTAGCAGTGCGGCTGAAAAGCTGAGAACAGAAGCACTTTCGGCGGCAGCGAAAATATCAGAGGATTTTAAAACTGCTGCCGACCCATTGGAAAGGCTCAAGCAAAAGTTTGAGATAAACCAAAACGCTATTGAGCGAACAGAAGCTGAAATAAAAAGATTACAGACTAAGTTGGCAACAACTGATGACGCAATGGAATCAGAAAAGTTGTCAAATAAAATCGAACAATTGAAAAGCCAACTGATAGGTCTGTATGATATGAGCGACAAATTAAGTGCAAAAATCAAAGAGGGCGGAAAAAGTTTCTCTGTGATATCTTCTGCGGTAAAAAGAGCGGCAAGCCTTGTAAAGACTACACTTGTAGGATCATTCAAAGCAATGAAGTCTGTTGGCTCAAAGGCTGTTGAAACTGTGAAAGCAAAGTTCAGCACGCTCACAAGCGTTATACACGGCAGTTCAAAGCCATTGTCACGGCTGACAAACTCTCTCAAAAGGGCGGCAAAATCAGTGTTTCTAATGGCTGGTGCATATGCAATTTTCAGAGGCTTAAAGTCACTTGTATCAAACGCTGTTTCAGGCAACGAAGAATTTGCCAAGTCCTTAAACGAGATAAAAGCAAACCTCACCATAGCTTTCACACCGATAATGAACACAGTTATGCCGTATCTCAATACGCTTATGACGGGCGTAGCGACGGCGACAAAAACTGTGGCGGTGTTTATCTCTGAGCTTTTCGGCACGACCTATCAGAAGTCCTTGCAGGCGACAAAGCAGGCGCAGAAATCAGCGGAGAAGATAAAGAAAACTCAGGACACTTACCTTGCGGACTTTGACGTTGTAAGAGTTGCACCGGATCAGAGCAAGTCCGATACAGACAGTTCAGAGGGCGGCATTGATTACTCAGCCATAAACGGCGACAACGTTCAGCTTCCAGATTGGGCGGAGCGTATGAAAGACGCCATTAAGTCGGGCGATTGGGCAGGAGTTGGCTCTCTTGTGGCTGAAAAGGTCAACGGAGCTTTCGCTTACATCAACTGGGACGGTATTCAGAAAAAGCTGAATGGCTTTGTGGATAGGCTTACAGACGGTCTGAACAGCTTTATTAACGGCGTTGATTGGACAGGTCTTGGGGACAGCTTCGGCGGCGGTATAAACACAATTTTTGGCGCAGGATACCGCTTTATGAAGAAGTTCGATTGGGCAGGCTTCGGCAAGGGTACGGCTAATTTTCTTAACGGCGGTATAAAGAAAACGAATTGGTCGCTTATCGGAAAGACCCTTGCTTCAAAATGGCAAGCTATCATCGACTATCTTTATTCGTTCGTTACCACCTTTGATTGGTCGGGCTTTGGCTCGTCCATAGGCACTTCTGTGAACGGCTGGTTTGATGAGATTGATTGGGGCAAGGCAGGAACGACTATCTCTGAGGGCGTGAAAGGTCTGCTTGATACGGCAATAAACTTCCTGCAAACTGTAAACTGGCAGGGCATAGGCGAAAAGCTGTGGACGTTCATTTCTACAATAGATTGGAGCGGTATTGCCACAAAGCTTTTCAAGGCCATAGGCTCAGCTATAGGCGGTGCGGTATCGGTGCTGTGGGGCTTTATCAAGGACGCTGTTTTCAGTATCCGTGACTACTTTACGGAGAAGATACAGGACTGTGGCGGTAATATCGTTGAGGGGCTTTTCACAGGTATCGTTGACGCTTTCAAGGGCATAGGCACTTGGCTTTATGACCATGTTCTTACGCCGTTTCTTGAGGGCTTCAAGAACTGTTTTGGTATTCACAGCCCTAGTAAGGTCATGGCTGAAATGGGCGGATATATCATACAAGGTCTGTATAATGCCGTATCTGAGGGTATTGCAAAGATAAAGGAGATCTTCACAAAGCTTCTTAACGCTGTCAAGGGCGTTTTCAAAGGCATAGGCAAGTGGTTCAAAAAGACCTTTTCAGACGCTTTCGGAGGCGTAAAGACCATTCTCAACGGTATTATAATGTTCGTCAAGAGCATTTTCACAGGCAATTGGAAAAAAGCTTGGCAGGGTGTAAAGAAGATCTTCAAAGGCGTGTGGGATACGCTTTACAGCGTCGTGAAAGCACCTATAAACCTAATTATCGGTGCAGTAAACAAAATGACCAGTGCTATTGAAAGTGCGGTCAACTGGATAATCGACGGCATTAACAGCCTGAGTTTTGATGTGCCTGATTGGGTGCCTGGCATAGGCGGAGAAACCTTCGGCTTTGATCTTGATACAATAAGCATACCTGAGATACCAAAGCTTGCTACAGGCGGACTTGCGACAGCACCGACCCTTGCAATGGTGGGCGATAACAGGAACGCAAAGGCTGATCCTGAGGTGATCTCACCTCTTAGCAAACTGCAAGGTATGCTTGATAACGGCAAGCTTGACGAGGTGTTAAGGGTGCTGAACGCTATACTTGATTGGCTGAAAGCTTATGACCCTGTGTTCTTCGGAACAGTTGACAGCAAGGTGCTTTTCAAGTGTATGCAGGACAGCAACAATCAGTATAAACGTAAGACGGGAGTGAGTGCATTTTGACAGGAACATTGCTAAAGATAAACGGCGTATGGGTGACAGACCCTGACCCTGATAGCTGGAGCCCTGTAAACTGTTACGAATGGACGGCAGGCTCAGGACGAGTGAATACAACGGGTCTGTTTGTGGGTGCAAGAAAGTTCTGCAAATACAAACTGCCCTGCAAGTGGACAATGCTTCCAGTCGCAGATTCAGCCGAGATACAATCCCTTATCGAGGACGGACCCGACTTTGCAGAACTGGAGTTTTGGCACAACGGCAAGTATTATTCTATATCTGCCAACGCAAGCGACTATGTACCGCAGGGGCTTGTCAGACTTGACGGTGGTGAGTATTACAAGAGCTGTACTGTCACATTCGCAGAACGTTAGGAGGGCATATGTACACCATAGCAAGCAATGAGATAACAAGCAGGATAGAGAGTTACAAAGCTTTGTGGGGTATGTGGATAGAGGACGCTCAGAGCGGAGAACCTGTGGCATATGATGGCATTCAGAACGTTCAGACGGACATTCAATCAACATCTCTGAGTGATGATATAGAGCTTGGAGCGGTCTGTTCTCAGAGTGTGACGGCGGAGCTTGTTGACGACGGAACTAAGTATCTTGGGAATGAGTATGTTTTCAGTTTGTATATGAAAGACAGCTCGGCATTTACCACCTACTCCACCCTAGAAGCCTACACCTACGCAGAGCTTTCAAAGCTGACAGTGGAGCAGATAAGCAAGCTTGGAGAGGTGCTTGACGGCGAAAGAATACCCCTGGGACGTTTCACCTGTGTGAAGTCGAAAAAGTCGGGCGGCAGTGTTCAGCTGACAATGGCGGATAGGCTGTACTTCTCGGAGAAGCCG